ATATTTATTGAATACTATTTGAGTTGCTTTAAAATGGTCTGACAAAGTCATTAAATCCATTTTTAACTTCGCCTTTTTACGCTTCCAATTCTTTTCTTTTACCTCGTTTATCCATTCAGATACACAATTAGGCTCAAAACAATTCTTTTGTAGGCTTGTAATCGGTGAAAAGACGGTCTTACAGTATTTACATTTTCGTGTTTTCATATTATAATTTCTTGATTGATTTGTTCTAAATGTCGTATCTTTTGCTTTAACTGCATTATTTCAATTTCCATTTGGTATTGCTTTGAGTTACTTGCTCTCAACAACTTATCTACGTGTTCAAAGTATAACACCGCTTCTCCTACTTCTGTTAAGCTCTTTTCCATAGAATTTATTAAATCAGTTCTGTGTCCGTGTTTTTCTTTGATGTTATCTAAAGAATTTTGAATCTTTAAATATACAGTCCAAAGACCTGTCTTACGTTTTATAAATTCGATACTCATAATTAAAATGGCATTTCGGGGTTTCCGTCTTTATTTATAACTGGCTCTAATTCTTTAAAAGCTCCTTGCTTCATTCTTTCACTAAACGAAAGTAATTCTTTTCCATTTACTATATCAGGTTTTGAAGTAGGAAAACTATTTGATGTTTTCGGTCGGTGTTTTTGTAGCGGGTCAATATTACCTATTACAAAGCCTAAACCCGAATTAAAATTACACATAACGGGTTCGTTTATTCCAGTATGTTTACCGCCCGTTTCAACATCCTTTATTTTTTCTACGTTTATCCAAGTTGAATACTTCATTATAGGGTCTTTTACTAAACGATGAATAACAAAAAAATCGTCGCATCTATTACTAAATGCTTTTCCACCTTCAATATGATCCTTTAAAGGTGCTTTTAAATTACCTTTCCATTCGCCTTCAGTATAAATATTTGTACCTCGACCGCTTTCAGTGTTCGGGTGCGTGTTTATGTATAAAGTCATTCCAGTAAAATTTACCATTTGCCGCGCTTTATTCATAAATTCGTAATTTCCTTCGTATGTCATTTGCCTATCTAAACCCGTGAACGGGTCAATTAAACCTACTTTACATTCAGATTCTTCAAATATCTTCAATAGTTCTTCGGGCTTGTAAAGTTTTGAATTATCTACGAATTGAAAATATTGTTCTAAGTAAGTTGAATAACTCATTATTTCATCTTCGGTAAGTGTTTTAAATTGTCTACCTGAATACATTTGAATTAAGTCACGTAATATTTGCCCCTTTTGATTTTCACCGCTCCAGATACAAAATGTTAATTCGTGTTTTAGTGCCAAGTTTAAAAAGTACCAATTTATCCAGTATGTTTTACCTACGTTGTCATGTCCTAAAATGATATTTAGTTGCTTAGGCTTGAAGCGTAAATAATCGTCTAACGGGCATCCTATTTCTAAGCCTTGTTTTATTTTACCGTTGCGGTAATTTAATAAATAGTCTATTGAATCTCCAGCTTTCTTTAACATAATCCTTGTGCTTTAGCTATATAATATTCAGGCGGGTTCGGGTCGTTGTCTTGGTCGTATTGTTTAGGGTTTCTATTGTACCAAGTTCTTAATCGTTGTTCTATACCGAACGTTTTTTCTTTTTCAAATCTAAGCTTTTTATCTTTATCACCGTGTTCCGTCCAATAGTCGTAAAATTCACGTAGCATCTTTTTAGGGTATTCATTTACATAAACAGAAAGCGAAGCGTAAAACTTGCTTTTACGTTCTTCTATACTATCTATTTCTTTATCTATTACTCTATCTCTATCTCTATCGGCATTTTTGGTATCCGTTGGTATGCGTTCGGATGCGGTCGTATTCCATCGCTTTAATGCGTTCTCTTTATTCTTTACTCGAATACCTTCGTATTTCTGTAAATCACGTTTTAAACTTTGCTTAATAGGCTCGAATGCTATTTCCGTAATTATATCTTCAGGAATAGGATCTTTGTCATTTACATACTTTAAAATATGCTTAAACAATTTCCCAGCTTGTTCGTCCGTTAGCTTTTCAACGGTGTGAATAACATCACAATATAAAATAAATCCTTTTTTGTCTTTTGCCATTTGTCAAATTTTAAACATAAAAAAACCCCTTAAATCCTGTGCGTCTCACTTCACAATCATTAAGAGGTTTAATAACGTCTTTCAGTTCTATTATGTGAGACGGAACTGTATGCAAATATAATAAATTATTTTAAAAACAAATTTTTTTTAAACAATATTTATCAGCATCTTCAATAGGTAATAGCATTGTTTTTAAAGTAGGCAGTGTTTGAATTTCTTTGTACTTTTCCGATTGGTGCATTAATACTAAATGCTTTTTACCAAACACCCAAATATTTTGGTAATTGCCTACAATATAAAGCCAAGAATTATCAAGTCTATAAATGCCAGATTTTATCCAATTAAAATTATTTCTATTACTTTTTTCAGCTACTTCAATTCCTACATTATTTGTTGCCTTACATTCTTTATATGTACAATCTCCAGTACTTCGCGCATCGTATTTTATTTCTACCCCTTGTAAACTTTCTCCTTTTGTAAATTGATATTTTTTACTTTGAAATATTGAAATTGAAATACCTAATTCATTTATTAATTTTTCTACAACAAAGTCTTGAAATTCATGACCTATTTCAAGCGTGTTTTCGTGTGTTGAGTTTCCTACGTACATAATTAATCAATTTGATTTCCAAATACATCCCATCCATTAGGCGCTGTTCGTGCAAATAATTCAATTCTATTTCCAAACGTGTAAAGCGTTTCAATTATTTCTCTAAATTGTTCAGGCTTTTTAGAATGTTCCGTTCTTTCAATACTTTGAACACTATCAAATAACTTTTTTACATCTGGTGTACAAGCTCCTTTTGTACATACAAGTAATATTTCATGCCTAACTGAATTATAATGCCCCATATTGTGTTTTATTTTATCCCAAATAAAAGTAGTTTTATATGTAAAACCCCACGATTTTACAACATCTAACGCTTCAGGTAAATGTGGCGAAGTAGTCCACATAAATAAAACTGCATTTTGTTCAGTAATATCTTTAACAGGCATAGCACAAATATCTTCAGTACTCATTAAAGAATAATAATCTTGTGGTTCGGTAACATATTCAGGCATAGCGTTACCATATTTCCAAGGTGGATCAGCATAAATAATTCTATATTTCTTTTCAGTTGCTTTTAATTCATGTAATACAAGACTTTCTCTTATTTCTTCCCTACGTTTTTCTATTTCTATTTTCTTTTCATCTTTTTTTATTTCTTGGTAAGCTTGGTTTATACTTACTTCTCCAGTTGAAAGTTTTGATTTTAATTCTTCAGGCGCTTTTGATTCAATTACTTTTACTTTATGCAATGTTCCATCAGAAACATCGGCGATTTTAGCAACTTCTTTATGCGAATTTATCGTGTCTAAATCTGACTTTTTCAATGTTGAAAAAGTAGTTTTTCTTTCATATTCTTTTGTTTTTGCTTTTTCTCTAAAAACTTCTTCAAGTTGCAAAGCTAAAACCGAACGCTGGTAATTACTTAAATTTCGCCTTCCGAATTGGTTTAAAATCATCCATTCCTTAACATCTTCTTCGTCTTTAAAATGCTTTGATTTAGTTTGATAGTCTAAGTTCCATTTAGTTGCTATTTCGTAGCGGTTGTGTCCATCTATTATAAACCCGTTCCACGTTAAAATAGCTTCTCTAATTCCTTCAGCTAAACAATTTTGTTCAAGTTGTTTAAATTCTTCGCTTGTTAAAGGCGGTATTAACTTTTTAAATTCTTCTTTAATTTCTAACATAATTTTTTTTTTAAATAAAAAAAGCAACAGCCTTTCGTGAATGCAGCACTACTCAGCTATTGCTTTAAATTTCTTTTTTTAATTAAAAGTTCCTGCATTGAACTATACGAAAATACGAATTATTTTATAATTACAGTTGGTATTGCAGAATTTATTTCAAATATTTCTTCTATTTCTAATAATCCATTTGAATAAAACGCCCTGTAATACGTTAAATCCGTTTCTTTGTCGTGGGTTCTTTCGACTTCAGTTAAATAATATACTTTCATAATTAATCAAATTCGTTGTTTATCCATTTTTTTAAAACTTTTCTTTTCCAGTATTGAAATACTCTATTGTTACGTACCGTTAAAGGCTGGTGGTGATAACGTGTTAAATTAATTCTTCTTCTTTTCATCTGTTTCTGCTTATTGCTTCAATAAATTGGTATCGAGTCGCTGCGCTTAGTTTGTTCTTAAAGTCAAAGAACTCGTAAACGTTTCCAGTATATCCAAACTCAATCTTTTTAGCTTGTTTGTGAATAGTAAAGAAATAGTTTATTTCGTCTTTTAGTATTTCGTAGGTTCTAATTCCTTGATTCCTGAATACTACCGAGTAGATCGTACCGCCAAACTCCTCACTTTCCACGATAGCAAAAGGCGTACGTGTTAAATACAATTCTTTTAAAGTTACTTCTGTTTTCATTTTTCGTTTATTTTGTTATTTATTAATCCAATTACTATTGCTATAAAACCCACACTAAATAATAGTAGTGCCATTTTTGCTTCTTCTGCCATTCTATTCTGATTTAAAGGTTTCGTTGTAGTATTGTTCAAATTCATTTTTCCAATTATTAAACGTAACGGGTTTTGTAATTAGCCAAGCTTCCATTATTTGTTTTTTTTCCATTTTTTTAGCTTGTTTGAATAACATTGAACTGTTCGGAATTTCCGAATTGCTGAACATTTCCTCCAACCATTCTACTGCTGTTTTCATAATATTACTATTTAATTGTTTCTTGACATTCTTTTAATAACTCAAATGTTTTTTGATCTCCAATTATTTCCGATACCTTACCGATAAATAATTGATATTTTAATTTTTGCTCTTTCTCCATTTCTTTGGCTTGTTCAATAATTTTTAATTTTACAGAATAATTTGCTAATTCATATTTATTTAGCTTTTCAACCAACCATTCTACTGCTGTTTTCATATCTTACTTTTAATTACTAATTTTAATTCTCCATTAATATCGGATTCTACTTCTTCGTGAATTTTATCCACGAACTTTTGGCTAAATTCTACTTCATGCCATTTATCTGACGTTTCAACGCTTTTCTTTTGATTGTGGTACGTTTCTACTCCCGAAGCAATTAACTCTTTTAAATCGCTTAAAATCGCTATTAAATCGCCTTTATTAGTCCACTCGAAAGATACATTTACTTGCTTAGTTCTTTTTTGCTTAGTTTGCCAGTTCATTTTGTGTAATTTATTATTGCGTCTAAATAATCATTGTATAGCTTTTCGTTGAATGATCCACCTTTATCTTCAGGGCAAATTTTATTCATCCACTTGCGCTTTAAATAAGTTACGTTAGGACGGTGTGGAAAATAGGTATTAACCACGTTTTTAATTTTTGAGTTCATGTCTTTTAGTTTTAGAAATTAATACTAAAGATAAACAAATTACACCAGCACCTAACATTAAGTAACTGTCGTAAGTTGCACCCAACAAAATAATTATTGAGTTAATTAAGATTCCTGTTCGTTTTTTCATAGTGTTTTAATTAATTAAATTTTCTGCAATTTCAATAGCTTTTTTCTTTGATAAAATACTTTCAGTTTGTTTATAATTTGAGTTTATAAAATAAGAATTAAAACTTAAATTAAATATATATAACGTAATATAATAATTATATCCGTCAGATAATTTAGTTCTTGTTATTTCAACTTTTTTAGTTCTTTCAGCGTTTTGAATTGTAACAATTTTCATAATGTTTGTTTTTAATTATAGACCAAAATTAATATAAATATTTAATATAATAACTATTTTAATAAAAAAAAATTAAAAATAATTTGCATAAATAACAAAACCCCTGATTTCTCAAGGGTTTCATAACACAAAACAAACAGAAAGATTTTTATTTTCCTATCTTAAAACGTCTTAAAATAAATTTTACTACACGTTTAGCTATCAGTTTCCAAAGTGCGCCTTGGGCATCGACTTTCACCTCGACACCGTCGGGCGTCTTTTTAATATCAATATCAATGTTTTTACTATCCAATTTGAACTCTTTATTTATTTCTCCTTTTAATACGTGAATATCTACGTTCTTTGAGTCTATATCCAGTTTAATATTCGTACCGTCTTTTTCCAAGTTAACATCTAAGTTATCCGTATCGATTGTAATTTTTTTCTTTGCCATAATTAATTATTTATTCCAACGTCTTGGATTTTTTCCATTAAAATAAGTGTCATAATGTACCCAAGTTGAATACGTACCTATTCCACCTTGTTTCATTTTACCAGCAGCGATCAATTTCTCGATTACTTCTGTAACTTGTTTCGGTGTGTAACCTTCAACTTTTATATCAGCAGCTTGCCCTGTAATATGTTTACTTGATTTAACTCCACCTACTTTAGCGTTGTGTTCTGGTGAACGATAGCCGCTTGTTATCTTAATAGGCTTCTTTACTTCGTCTCTAAGCACTTGTAAATTCTTTGCGAGTTCCTGAATGTTACGTAATACAGTTTCAGTTAAAGCGAAATTATGCTTGTTAAACTCGTTTAAATTAAAATTGTTTGTTAGCTTCATAATTATTTTTTCGCTAAGATACGCTTTTTACTATCAAGTACCGCAACTGTATCAGATTTTATGATCGGAGCTTGTGGCTGTTTCTCCTCAATAGGTTTTCTATTGTAGTATTCGTTTTTATCTAAACAGTTGTACAAACGTGCTTTCACATCTTGCACCTCAAAGTGCGTGTAAGCTAACCATAATGCAAGTACCCCAACTGCGCCTTGCTTTTTTATTACGTCTAAGAATTGGTTAATAGGAATCATTTTCATATATTAAAAGGTGGTGGTGTTGGTTTCGGTTCGTAAGGAATTAATTCAAGGTCTTTAACCCAAAGATAATCAGGATTAACGCACTGCTCCATTTCTTCAACTGATATAATCCAATTGTCGTTAAGGTCTTGGATAGGGTTGAAATAGCTATCTGGTGCATACAATTGTCCTACTAATTCGTCTTTTTGTAACTCAGTAAGTAAGCCTACATAAGTTAATCTTTGTTCTTTTGTTAATTCGTTTAGTTTCATACGTTTCTATTTAATGCTGTTTGGAATGCTTGTACCGCTGTTGATAAATTAGCCGCTTCAGTATCTGTTAAGCCGTCTGAAATAAAAAATAAAGCATATTGTCTATTAGTTGAATATTGTAACAATGTATTGTTATTAAATCCTCCGATATATAAAGTTCCATTTACATTTCCACTACTTGCTGTCGTGCCAGTAGTTAATAAAGTTCCGTTTTTATAGTTTTTTATTGTAGTTGCCGCTGTTCTACTTCCTATATAAAATCCCTGTGAGTTTGTGTTGGCAGATGTAGTATATATTAAACCTGAATTTATAGTGTTATAGATAGAATTTAAATATCTTGCGTAAAAAACATCATAAATACCATTGGAACCAACACCTCCAATATCAACAGTTAAAGAATCATTATTTGTTCTTGAATAAAAACCATAAGCAAATGAATTTTGAGCCGTTACCGCACTTGGAATAAAACCAGTATTGCCGTAACTATTTGCCGCATTTCCATTAACTCCATTTGCTCCCCAAGTCCACCCACCGTTCCAAGCAATTTGATATTGTGCTGTGTTCTTTAAATTGTAACTTGTTGAAGTTGAAGTACCCCCCACAAATGGATACAAAGCTTTCATTTTATCCCATATAGAATAACCTTTTAAGTCTACTACTAAAGTATTAATAGCACTTTGTTGAGTAGCATCCGTTATTGCAGCCGCTGTTATGAATGCTTGTGCATCGGGGTCAACAGCTGGCGTTCCGATAATATCAGTTGCACCAGCTTCAGAAACGGAATAAACCGAACCCCAGCCGATTGCATTATCAGCACCTTGCCCCCATCCTATGTTGTTATTTGAAGCACCATCGCCCCATCCATTTGCATTTGCCATTTTCTAAGTTGTTATATCACCGTATAAATACCATTCGTTTGTATCTCTTTTGTACAAAGTAGCTACTGAATATTGACCCGTTGTTTTAGTCTTACCACCGCTACTTCTTAAAGTTACACCCGTATCTGGTACAATAATAACTTGTCCTGTTCCGTATTGTGCCAAAGTTATAATAGTTCCAGAAGGAAAAGCAACCGCTGTATTAGTAGGTATAATTAAATTATTACTACCGCCAGAAAAGTTTAACTCTACTACCTTATTTGCATCGCTTAAAGTTAAAGTATGTTGTGCCGTAAAAGTTGCTCTTGCTCTATTACGCACCTCGGCACCCGTAACATATTTACTAACAAAAGAACCGCCTCCAGTATCTTGTGCAATTGCAAGCCTATCAGAAGCCTCTAAATTACTTCCTTTCGCTGTTAACTGACTTATCTTTACGTTCGCCATTTTGCTTGTTTAAATACGTTATTAATTTCTTGATGTTTTCTTGTTTTGGTTTATATTTCTTCATAAATACCAGCCTTGATAATTGTTGTTTGTGTCCGGGTACATGTCTCCATTTGAATTAGAATTGTACTCAGGAAATTTATCGTTGTTAAAACTTATATGTTCAATGAATCTTTCAGTGTAATGCTGTGCAATACTTCTTTCTTTCTCGATTAAGAAATCTATTTCGACTTTTTCTACGTTAGTTGCGTTTTCGGAATTGTGTTTGTACACCCCTTTATTAGCTATCGTATAAGCTGCAAAAGGTAAGTATTCAACCATCGCCCAATGTATAAGCATCGGTTTAACATACGTAACTAAAAGGTTATTGTAATCCGTAGGAATTGAATATAAAGTGTCTATTTCAATTTCAGCATCGCCATTTCCATTTTGATCTATTCTTAAAACGTCTCCTACTAAATAACCGCTTCCAGCTTCATTAAGTGTAACATCTGTTATAATACCACTACTTTGCAAAATATCTACCGTTAAACCCGTTCCTGTACCGTCAATAGTAGGTACATTATCCTCATCAACATAATTAGTTCCACCGTTTACAATTGAAATGGTAGCAGGAACACCCGATTTAGATAAAATAATTTCAGATTGTAATTTTTGAAGTAAATCAGTACCTAAGAAATTTTGTATGTGAATGTCTTGAGCTATTTTAACGTACTGAATAAAATTGTCCGTATCTACGTTGCCATTCATTGCAGTGAACTTAACTACATCGTTTCTTGTTATTAAAAGTGCTTCTGCCATTATCGTGTGATTTTTCTTTTCGGTTGTGGGTTGCTTGGTAAAAATCCATAGTTAGGCATATCAACTGGTCTTGCACTTACTTTAGAATCATTCTTTACAACGTACCCTAACTTTTCAGCTTTACGTACCGCTATTTGTTTTAACTCTTTGCTGTTAACGTCAATTGCTTTTCCGCTAAATGTAGCGTAAACTTGTTTATTCCATCTGTGATGACAATTGCCACCGCCTTTATAAAACCATACCGAATATGAATTAGCTCCATTAGGCCCCCATCCAGGATTGACTGATTCAGAACCCATTTTTAAAATGTCTTCTTTACGATAAATTTTATTAGCAGCCATCATTTTTCTACAAAATTCACGTTCTGCATTTTCAGCACCAGCGTAAACGTATCGAGTTAAAAACTTAACACCGTCTATTACTTCATCTTGTGCGCTTCTTATGTTTGGTCTATTGTCACCCGTTGAAACTAAGTTAACTATTTTACTTAATAAAGACTGTTTAGGCTCTTTAGAAAGCGTTTCGTTCTCTTGGTCGTCTGAATCATAGTCAACAGGATATTCATCTATTAAAATCGAGTTTTCAGGTATATCTTCGCCTAAATCAATTAACGCTTGTGCTATTTGTATTTCTTTGCTTAGTTCCGTTCCCGTTTCTTCAGCTACTTGTTCTTCTGTTTGTGCGTTTTCTAAATCTACAAACTCCAAAGGCTGTAACGTTTTAAAGAATAACTTTAAAGTGATTCCGTTATAACCTAAAATTTTGTCAAAGGCTTCTATTATTTGATCCTGAATAGGTTTAATTACCATGTTATCAAACAGAATAGAAGCGTTCTTTAACTCATCAGCATTCGAGCTAAATCCATTTGCAGAACCTAATCCGAAAAGTAAAGGACTTGTAACGTTGTGAGCTAACATAATCTTTTTTACGCACTCCTCACTAAGGTAAGTGTAGTGTTCTGGCGCATCGTTTAACGGTAAATCGTCAACCGTAGTTTTAGACTCTTGGTTATTATTAAAAGCAACTATTACCTTTTGACCCCTTGAGCCAGTCAATTGGCTTAATACTTTTGATTTAATTATTTGTTGCTGCTCTTCTGTTGGTACTCCGTTATTAAAGTTTACTACTTTAGTTCCTGAAAACCCATTTTGTACTTCGTTAATTAAATAATCAGCTATTTCCTCTTCTAATTTTGCGTATGGTAATCCACCTTGATAGTCGGGCAAAGCGTAGTATTTCATTCCAACCGCATAAGGCTTAGAATAAAGTATTTCTACTTGTTCGTTTGAATATCCGTAAGCTGGAATTCTTTTAGGTGCGTACTTCTTTACATCTTCCCAATTATCCGAATAGTAATATCCTTCTATTTCTCCGTCTTTATTGCACTTTTCAGCACGTAATAAATTAACGGGTATATGATAAGCTTTAAGAATCTTTTTATGCGCCTTGTCGTAGTGAACTTGCATAGCAAATTGACCAAACATTTTACGATCTAAAACTATTTTACGGATGCAATCAGCATGAAATAACGCCATCATTTGAGCGTACTCGTTAGGCTTTTTATTAGCATCTAATGCACTCAATCCACGCCCGTATATTAATCTACTTACATTATTAATTACCGCGCTGTTAGTCGTTGAATTAACGTACCTATCAATGATAAACTGAAAGTAATTGTTATCTTCGCCAAATTCCACCCAAGCATCTCTTTTAGACTCCTGAATTACGGGCGTTGTATATGTACTTAATTCTAAAACGTGTATATTATTCATAAACTATAAATTCATTCGTGGTATTATTAGCCGTATATTGGTTTTTGTTCACTGTAAAGGTATTAACATTTTGATTTGTACAAAATATCCTATCTTTATAAACTACGACCGCACCGTTAATAAATACCAAATCGTAAAAATGATTTTCTACTAAATTAAATTCAGCTTCAAACGTATCGTAATAGTCGCCTTCCGTATGGGTATAAGTGTCTATTTCAGTTGTTACGTTCGTTTGGTCATCCGTAATAGCTACGTAATCAAAATCTTTACTTCGTGGAATAAACACAAAGCTTTGGTCATTTGTTGAAGTAGTTAGAATAATCATATATTATAAACGATTAGAAGTTGATTTTGTACCATAAAACAAAAAACCCCTACCGAAGTAAGGGTTAATTGTATGCAAGTATATGAAGGAAATTATGAAGTAACTATTGTTGCATCTGTTCCAGTTCCATCTTCAAACAAAGTTTTTAATCCAGCTTCGTCTGTTACATCAAGAAAGTTCGCCGGGCTTACCTCCATGGATTCGAACGTCAAATTATAACCATTAAAATCACCCAAGGCACTTCCGCTGGAAACTGTACCAGCAGTAACATCAGCACCTTGTGTAAGTCCCATTAAAAAGAATTGGTCAGTCATTGTTCTTACAACAATTCTTGGACGTCCGTAAGCAAGTAGTTTAACGTTTTTATGCGTTGCAACATCTTGTCTTTTTAATTGGATAGTCAAAGTTTGTTGAAAGAAAGTAGTACCGTTGTCGCGGCTTGAATTGATTGTAGTTTCAAAACTGTTAGCTCCTTTCAATTCGTATTTATACAAGTTCAAAGAACCAGTATTAACGGGCGTCCAGTCAACTATTAAATCAGTGTCCGTATTATCGTAGTCTACATCGTCAGAATTTAATTCATCGTAGTTAATAAAGTAGATAGCTTTTAATCCCGAAACGGAATCTTTACATTGTTCTATTCTACCATTTGTTATATCACAGCTCATTTTATTATTTTTTAAAGTTTACAAAAAAAAAGGTGGTGTATTTTGCACCACCCTTATTTATAGTTTTTGGTTTTTTAGTTAGCAGAGTTAACGATTCCGTAAGTAACTACATCCTCAGCGAATCCGTATTTAACGTCTCCAGTAAATCTCATTACTACACGTACATTCATACTTCCGTCAATTGGCGCCATGTCTATCAAAGACACGTTATTCATATCATTAAGCAGTCCTGTCGCAAAATGTAGGTTAGAACTTTGAGAAGCTAAACCAGTGTTATTTGCCAAACCGTTAGCCAAGAATATTGGTAACCCGTCAAAAGAAAGTGAACCGTTAGTGTACCATTGTGTACCCAAGTTATTAGTACCGTTAGCACCTAAACCACTTGCACCAAATCCACCCAAAGCACGGATATAAGCTCTTACGATGTTTGAAGAAAGATACAATTTAAGGTCTGGCTGTCCGTACAATCTTGTTGGTATAGCATCAACAATAGAACCGATTTGAGCGATTACGTTAGAAGCATCAACAGTTGTTCCAGCAACCTCTTGTGCAGCTGGCAAAGAAGCGTCTGTAGTTAATTGTGTCATGATTCCAGCGAATTGACCTTGTGTAGCGTTAACACCTTGCCAGATTGAAGTTTCCATGTTAGCAGCTACTTTTTCAGCTACGTGTGCAATTAAGAAATCAGAAAAAGACTTCGGCATTACATCAAATGCAGAATAACCCATTTCAATCGCTTGCCAAGTTTGGTGAAAATCTTTTTTACACAATTGTAGGTTAACTTGGAACTCCTCAGGTTGTAAAATTCTTTCAGTTAACGTAACTGTAGAAGAAGCGTCAAAGTCACATGAAGCGTTTCTGATTAGATCATCCGTAGCTACTCTTTGAATTACTTGTTTGAATTTCACGTTAGGGTGAATAGTCATTCCACCTTGCTCTAAAGTTGGTGCGCTAAGGATAGCAGCAGCAATGTACTTACCAGCAAATTCACCAGCGTATGTAGTAGTGATATTTGTACTTGTACTTAAATTAATTTTTTCCATTTTATAATATTTTATTTAGATTAAACAGCAGTTAATGTAATTGCACCCGCAGCAGTTCCCAATCCGAAAACATACCAGTTAGTACCGTCGCAATTCAATTCAACGAAATCTCCGATAGTGTCCGCAGAAGCAGAAAAAGTAATCGTGTTTTCATCAGCTCCAGGAACGTTTACTGAATTAACAATAACACCGCCTTGAATTTTGTTTGTTGCAGCTTTGATAGTCCAAGCAGTAGTAGCAAATAATGCAGCTACCGTAAAACGATATCTAAAACCCGCAGAAGTAGCAACCGCTGGCAAAGTAATTTGCGCTCCAGCAGCAGCGTTTAAATAAAATGACTTGTCTGAATCTTCAGCAGTCAAAGTTGTTGCACCTGTTAACGTTTCAGAAAGACCTACTTGTCTCGTTACGTCATTAGATACAAAGTTGTAAGTTGTACTCATTTTTTTTTGTATTTAGTTAATTATTTATTTAATTTTTCAAGTATTGAATCCATTGTAGTGCGTTGTCTTTTTGCACTTAACTTAATAGAATCGTTCGTGTTTTCGTTTTCAGGGTTAAAAGAAATCGGTTTAACTTCAGAAAGTTCAACTTCTTTAGCTTCTTTTAGTTTGGATAGTTCCGCTTTTAGTGCGTTATTCTCGTTTTTAAGCGCTTCAATTTCAGAAAAGAAAGATTCTTTAATCATGCTTTCAACTATCTTTTTAGGCGCAGCTTTTGACGTTTCCATTTCTTGTTCTTTCTTCGCTTCTTCTTCAATCGGTGCTTCTTCAGGCATTTCTTCTTCTTCTTCTTCTTTCTCTTTAATTTCAGAAATTATTCCTTCTTCTACTACGATCAAAATACGACCATCTTCCATTTCGTATTCACCTATTGGTAAAGCTATTTTTTGTTCATCTTCAGTAACCACAAATACTTCGTTACCAGCTTCAAACATTTCAGCTTCTAAAACTGTAACACCGTCCGATAGTTTCATTGTTTCTAACTTTACCTCCATACCAAGTAAAGTTTTAATTTGATTGATTAGGCTATTTTTCATTTTTATTTTATTTAAGGGTGTTTAAAATTGCCAAAGCTGCGTCAATATCACCTTGTCCATCTTCAGCTAACATAAATAATTCAGACAATAGTTTATCAGGTTCAGAACCTTGTAAATTAACACCAAGTTCTTTAGCTAATTTATCTAATTGCCCTTTAAACTTTTGCGCATTTGCAAGTGTTTTTTTACCCCAATCTTTATTTATTCTAACATCTTCAACAGCTGCTTTCATGCTGTTTATTGACTTTTCAATTATAGCTTTATTTTTTGCGAAACTTGCCGCAGCGGCAGTACCATATTTAACGTTTAATTTTAATTCATCAGCTAAGGCTAACGCGATTTCATGCTTAGCAAGTTCAACTTTTGAAGATTCTACGTCATGTCCTTTGTTGATTTTTTTTAGAATGTCGTTTATCATAATATAATTATTTATAGCTTATTAACTTATTGGTTTTTTAATTGTTCCTTTTTTATAAATGTACTATTGTAGAAGTACCTTGATTTACTAAACTTCCTATACCTTGATTTTGTAAGTCACCGTTACAGCATTTAGAATCGTATTTACCGTCTTTACATAGGCATCCACGTTTACCGCCTTTAGGACTTGTTTTACTTTTTGTCGGTGTTTTCATATTTATTAATTAAGTCTTTTAATTTCTCTATTAACAATTCGTCTTCGTGTGAACTCATGTCGTATTTATCCACAAAATAACCTTCTATTGAAAATCCTTTTACCTCTCCGTCTTTTACTTTTTGCCAAACCTCATCGTTGTTTACTTTCATTGAAATCATCCAAGTACCTTTAGGTAAACTAAATCCGTACAATTTACTTTTGTCCGTCTTTTCATCTTCAATTATCCAGCTTTCAACAACTGACATCCCTTCTAACATTTTACGCTCGTGTTCGTACGTTGCATTGTTTTGATTAGAACGCATTAAAAAAAGTTCCGAAGCCTTGCGTACAGTATCTTCACTAAAGTAAATGTAGAACTCTTTATCCTTGTTTTTACGGTAAATCTGTTTGTTAGGAATTAAAGCCGCACCCATTAAAATACGCTTTTCAGTATCTACCTCTTTTAGTTCTACTTCGTGTTTTTGTAACGCTACAAAATTTTCTTCAATCGCTGGGGACTCAACAACGGAAACGGCATTAATACCCATTTCTTCTTTTGTCTCATCAATCAGTAATTCTATTATTTCAACTTTTGCCATATCTATTAAACTTAAAGTGTTGCGTTTTGTACTCTATTTCGGTCTAAGGCTTGTGCGCTTGTTACCTCACCACTTACTACGTAGGCTTGTGTTGGCGTTTGTTGTAATTGTGCAAGTTGATTAATTCCACTTGATCCTATTGTGTTAAAATTCGCAGTCATTGGTGCAGCCGCTGGTGTTGGTGTATCATTACCGCCACCGCCTGAGCCGCCACCCCCTCCAAATTTAGAATTAGCAATTTTAATTATGTTTGCAGCACCCACTGTTCCAGCAATACCAGCTTCGACAAATTGCATACCCTTTGCTAACTTAATTGGGTTACCTCCAGCCGTTAACGCACCCGTTACCGCCATTGCAGTATTTGTAATTGCAGCTGCTAAATTAAAAGCCTTTTGTACTTGGAATTGTTTACGTGCGTCCTTTTCATTTTTAGTATTGAACGAACCAGCTAACTCACCTAAGGCGCTAAAAGATTTTGCAGTAAGGTCAAGTGTTTTTTGTCTTAATTCGTTTTTTCGTGCTATGTCTTTATCGTCATATTTCTTTTTTATGTCATCCGTTTTCTTTTGGTTGTCCTCTTCAAGAATTTGTAATGCTTTATTATATTCTTGTTGATTTGCAAAAGCACCTTGTGCGTATAATTCATTAAGTTTATCTAATTGGTCTTGATATGATTTCTTTTGATTAAGTAATTCTTTTTGCTGTTCATTAGCCATTAATAATTCAGCTTGAAATCTATCAGCTAATCCCTTTTCAAATTCAGCATTCGCCTTTTCAATTGCCGCTTTTTCAGCTGCTAATTTTGCTTCTTCATTTTTCTTTTTTTCTTCAGCTGCTAAATCAGCATATTTTTTATCTACATCTGCAAGCCCTTTATCTAATGCTTCACGTAGTAATAAAGTGTCTTGGTTGTATTTGTCCCCTTCAATAATTAACGCTTCGTATTTTTCACGTACAGCTTTTTTCTCTTGTTCCTGTTGGCTTAATAAACTTGTTAAGTATTCATCTTCAGCTTGTGCTATACGGTCTTGTAAATCTTTTAATTTCTCTAAGGCTTCACGTTTTTTATCAATTGCGTCAGTATTTGTATTTGTAGCAGCAGTAAATGAAGCTACGCTTTTAGAGTAATCTTGAACTCCAGCATTATTATCACCAACTTGAGCGCCTTCTTTTTCAAGTGCTGCAATCTTTTTTTGCAATGCTTCTGATTCTTTATCTAATAATTTAACTTGTTCATCAGCTTTTTTAGTTGATTTAGTTTGAATCTCTGTGTATTTTTTTTGAGCTTTAGCAGCATTTTCAGCACCAGTTGAAAAACCTAACCAACCATTGGCTGCAGTATCTCCATAATCTAAGGTAAATTGACCAGCATATTCTTGCGCTATTGCTAATTCCTCTAATTGTGTTTTTGCCTTGTTTTGTAATGCTTCAGAACGAAC